TGTTTTGGGCTCTCGGAGACCGTAGAGTGGCCCTCCGATATCCCGGGAATAGGTATACGCGCGAGAAAATTCGGGGAGATGACGAAAGATGGAAAAAGATGAGCGGATAAAAAAGGAGATACAGAAACTTCGGAAGATTTTTAAGAATTTGCCGAAGGATAAAAGCGCCATAGTAGAAAAACTCATTAGTAATGCTGCTTTTATGGCGGTGACATTAGAGGATTTGCAGGAGGCCGTCAATAAAAACGGATGTGTAATCGATTACGGGACAAAGAGGAACCCTGCGGCCGAGATATACAATACGATGATAAAGAATTACTCTACCACTATAAAGCAATTGATAGATTTACTGCCTACGGAGGAAGCAAAGGTGGCTGAAAGCGAATTTGTGAAATTCATCCAAAAGCAGAAGGCGGTTAAATGAACTGGGTAGAATCCTATCTAGGTGAGATAGAAGCGGGGCGCGTTGTCGTCTCGCAAAGAGTAAGGAAGATATACGAGCGGCTTGTGCTTGAAATGCACGACCGCTCAAGCAGATGGGAATTTAGCGAGGAGTCGGCGAACAGGCCGATTGAATTTATTGAGAAGTTTTGCAGGCAGAGTAAGGGCGAATGGATAGGTAAGCCTCTTAAGTTAGAGTTATTCCAGAAGGCTTATATTGCTGCGTTGTTCGGGTTTGTGGACAGGGTAACGGGATTGCGTCGCTTTAGGGAGACTATTTTCCTTTGCGGTCGTAAGAACGGTAAGAGCACCCTCCTTAGCGGCATCGCACTGTACATGATGATGGCGGATGGTGAAGGGGGTAGCGAGGTGTACAGCATCGCGACAAAGTTAGACCAAAGCAAGATCATATTTTCGGAAGCGGTTCACATGGTAGAACAGTCCCCTGCCTTGTCTAAGTTCGTTAAAAAGCGCCGCACCGATATCTATATGCCAGTAAGCTTTTCAAAGATGGAACCCCTTGCCACCGGAAGTAAGAGCCTAGAAGGCCATAATTCACACTGCGTTATCATAGACGAACTCCATGCTATCCGCGACAGAAGCATATACGACGCAATGAAGCAATCCATGAGCGCCAGGCGGCAACCAATGCTCGTCATGATTACCACGGCTGGCACCGTGAGGGAGTGCATCTACGATGACATTTACGATTATGCCACGAAAGTGGTCGACGGTGTGATCGAGGATGAGCAGTTTTTGCCCGTGCTCTATGAACTCGATAGCCGCGATGAATGGACCGATTACCGCATGTGGCAAAAAGCGAATCCAGGGTTGGGTACAATTAAGAAAATAGAGTACCTGGCAGAGAAAGTAGAGCGTGCAAAGACGGATCCGAAGGAATTGCCAGCGCTTCTCTGCAAAGAATTCAATATTCGCGAGACAGTGGCGGAGGCTTGGCTGCCATTTGAGGTGATAAACAACGAGGAGACTTTTACTGTCGAAGAATTTCGAGGCTCATATGCCATAGGCGGAGTTGATTTGTCTAGCACAACCGACCTCACCTGTGCTACTATAGTGCTGATGAAACCCAATAGTGGCAAAAAATACGTATTGCAACAATACTTTATGCCAGGCGAGATCATCGAGCAGAGGGCCAAGGAGGACAAAGTGCCATATGACCTTTGGCAAAGGCAAGGCTTATTGAGGGCAAGCGAAGGGTACAAGATCAATTATTCCGATGTGACAGCATGGTTTTTGGAAATGTTTAATGAATACGACATCAGGCCTTTGTGGATATACTATGATCCTTGGAACTCTAGTTACTGGACTCAGGAAATGCAGGACTACGGCTTCCAGATGGTTGAGGCGCGGCAGGGTTATAAGACATTATCGCCCGCAATGAAGGATTTGGAAGCTGACTTGAAGAATAAAGAAATAAATTACAATAACAACCCAATTTTGAAATGGTGTCTCACAAACGTAGTTGCTAAAAGAGACGACAATGATAATATAAGGCCAATAAAAGGTAAGAATTTACGGGCAAGGATTGACGGTGCAGTGAGTTTGATAATCGCATATGTGGGACTTCAGGAACATTTAAACGATTATAGGGCCTTGTTGTAGGAGGTGGTGGAGTGGCGAAGGAACGGCGGAGTTTATTCGACATAATTTTCGGACGCACTAAGCAGCCACAGTCGCAGGATTACACGAATCTCAAATTGCTCAGCGGGTACCAGCCAATATTTACGATGTTTGGAGACAACGCATACGCCAGCGACATTGTGAGAGCGGCGGTGGACGCTGTTGCGCGGAATGGCGCCAAGCTCAAACCAAAACATATACGCAAAGTTGGCCAAGACATAATCAATCAAAAATCAAACATTCAATATTTACTTGAAACCAGACCAAATGTTTACATGGACGCTTATACATTTTACTATCGTGTGCTAACCGAATTGTTTATGCGCAACAACAGTTTCATTTTCATCGACAAGGACGACTCCGGAAGCCCAATCGGATTATACCCGGTTTCGTCGGCCAACCTGGAACTTCTCGAAAGCAAAAACGAGATCTATGCGCGGTTCAAGTTTTATGGTGGCGAGCAGGTGACGATTCCATACACAAACCTCGTGCACCTGCGACGATTTTTCTATGACAACGATTTCTATGGTGCTTCTAATAAGGCCCTAATGCCGACACTGGAACTCATAAATACGACCAACCAGGGCATTGCCAATGCGATCAAGACATCTGCTAATATGCGAGGGATTCTCAAGTTTACGCAGGCGATGCTCAAGCCTGAGGACATCAAAAAAGAGCGCGACCGATTTGTCACGGAGTATATGAACATCGACAACACCGGGGGAATAGGTGCAATAGACGCAAAAGCGGAGTTTATCCCGCTAGACAGCAAACCACAAATAGTGGACAAGGACACCATGGCCCACATCAAGCAATCAGTATACGATTATTTTGGAGTTAGCGAACCGATCATAACCTCAAATTATACCGAGGAGCAGTGGCACGCCTTTTACGAAAGCACGCTCGAACCAATAGCAGTGCAGATGGGGTTGGAATTTACGGCCAAACTATTTACGGATCGGGAGATCGGATTTGGAAACCAGATTATTTTCGAAAGCTCACGTCTCCAGTATGCCAGTGCCACCACCAAGAGCAACCTTATCACGAACCTCATGGGCCTGGCAGTGCTAAGCGTGAACGAGGCGAGGGAGATACTCAACCTTGCGCCAGTGGAAGGCGGAGACGTGAGATACCAGTCGTTGAATTTTGTGGATGCTACGAAAGCGGCAGAATATCAGACAGGCAATGGAGGCGAAGAAAGTGTCAGCGAAGATAGAGAACCAACTTAGGCGCGAAGTCCGGTCGATGCCGGTAAGCATAGACGACTCGCAGGATCAAAAAATGCTTATCCAAGGATATGCAATCCGGTTTAACGAGCCTGCCGTCTTTGATGTCGATGGCGTAGAATACCGCGAAGTGATAGATCCGCGAGCCTTGGATAAGACCGATATGCGCGACGTGCCGCTCCGGTACAATCACAGTGACAACGTAATGGTCATGGCGCGGACGCGGAACAAAACGTTGCAGTTGATAAAAGACGACGAGGGCTTGCGTATACTCGCAGACCTTGCAAACACAACAGCAGGCCGGGATTTGTACGAATTAATCAAGCGCGGGGACGTAGATAAGATGAGTTTTGCGTTTACGGTGGCCAGAGACGATTATGATGTTGAAACACGAACGCGCCGCATTTTGGCGGTAGATAAAATTTTCGATGTGTCGGCGGTGGATTCCCCGGCATACGAAACCACGAGCATATCCGTGCGTAGCTACTTCGAAGCGGAGGCCGAGAAGCAGCGAATAGCCCTGGAGAGGGCCGCGCGCAGGAAACGGCTCATACTGAAAACCTACTTCTAAGGGGTGAGAAAATGAACATCGAGAAAAGACTACGTGAGATAGATGAACGCAAATTGGAAATACGACAGTTGCTGGAGAGCGACGTCGAAACCGACCTGGATGAGGTCGAGAAGGAACTATGCGAACTTGAGGCTGAGGCGAAAGAGCTAAGAAGCAAGAAAGAAATTGCCGAGAAGATACAAACTGGAGAAGCGGAAGTGAGAAAAATAGAAGAACCGGAGGTAGAGACGATGGACAATATAACCGCGACGAAAGAATATAGAAGCGCGTTTTTCAAGCGGCTCCTGGGCAAGCCATTGACCGAAATTGAGGAACGGGCATATACATCAGCCGACCAGAGTGCCTACGCAGTAATCCCTGTCGAGACGGCGAACATGATCTTTGAGAAAATGAAGAAAGTCGCGCCGATGCTGAACCAGATTACGCTGCTTCGGGTTGCCGGGAACGTGAAATTTGCGATAGAGGGTACGCGCAACGTTGCAGCTATTCATACTGAAAATGCGGCCATAACCCCCGCAACCGATACTTTGACCTACGTAACGTTAGCTGGATATGAATATGCAAAGGTTATCCGCATCTCTAAGACAGTGGCGACCATGGCGATCGACGCTTTTGAAACCTGGCTCGTGAATATGCTGGCAGAAGATATTGCGCGCGCAATCGAGGATGATATCATAAACGGCACAGATAGCAACGAGCCTAAGGGTGTAGAAAAGGCTAACACCTGGACTACTGGCACCTTAATCTCCGTTGCCGCTTCTGCTCTAGACTTCGACGACATAATGGATCTGATCGCCCTGCTCCCGAACGGATATATGAGCAATGCGAAATTCCTGTGCAACAGCCGCATGTTCTATGGCACACTTGCCAAAATTAAGGACGCAGAGGGCAGCCCGATATATGTGAGAGATATGGAGTCTGGCGTTGGTTTCCGTATCATGGGCTTCCCGGTCATTTTAAGCGACTACGTAGCCAACAACACTGCATACTTCGGCGACTTTAGCAAGGTGATCGGCAATTTGAGTCAGGATATTATGGTGGAGTCCTCGACACAGAGTGGCTTCTTGGCCAACGCGATCGACTTTAGAGGCACCGCCATTTTCGATTGCGACATCGCGGTCCCCGAGGCGTTCCGCAAACTCGTTGTGACGGTATAAGGGGGAGATGACATGGAACAATTATCAGCATACAATCCCTTCATCGGGCAACACCTACTGACGCATGTGGA